TATGAGCTAATCCTTAACCATTTTATCTATTAATTTCGGCATTCCTTTGCGCACTATTTCCGCCGAAGCTCTACTTACAACCATATTAATTATTTCTTCTTTTTGGCTGTAAACAACTTCCTTAACCGAATCAGCTATGGTACGTTTCATTAAATTTTTTTCCACACTCCAAGAGGCAGTTAATTTTCTTGCAATTATATTTGTTATTTCCTCCTGTAATTCCTTATCGTCAATTTCAACTTTTATTTGCATTATTGTTCGCTCCAATCTAAATCATAAGGCTCATAAGGCTCAGGTATTGGCATCCAAGCAATTACCTCACTTACGTCTGGAAGTAATATATTGCCTATTTCACCAAAATAAAAGGCGAATCCCTGTTCATAAGTTTTTTCCATATACCATACTGGGTATCTAAGTTCTAATTGGTTTCTGCAATGGTCTTTTACGGTTACAATTACGCAGCTTCCTACTGGTGGTAATTTTTCACTTATTGGTATCCAATTCATATTTTTCTCCTCTCAAACTATTTGATATAATTTTCAATTTCCAGGCTTATATCTGTATTCAGCTCTTTCAAGAAATTCCTAACACTATAATAAAGTTTCCTGTATATCTCAAATCCAGTATTTTTTCTATCCACAAAAATCGTGTCATGCAAGTACAAATCTTGTATACTTGAAAGCCGTCCTAGAAATGCTTTGGGCTGGTATAAGCTTCTGTATTTGCCTGTTCTTATATGCTCCATAGCGTCCTTATCTTCAATTATTAAATACATCTTGATACGTTTGTATTTTGCTCTTTGAAGTTCCCTTATAAGCCTTATATCGTCATGGGTATCCGTTTTCTCTGACAAGTTTCCTGCTAATTCATCAACTGAATTTTTTCTTTCAACTGCTACAGGGAAATATAAATCCCTGTATATGCCCATATCATGGCGTTTAGTTATAATGGCGGTATAATCGCCCTCGTCTATCTTTTTTCTTTTATATGGTACCTTCTTACTGTCAAAGTAGGCTAATATATGGCTGTTTTGCTGTTCTCGAGTATCAAATAGGATTGTGAAATTTTCTTTGAGTAATTTTTTAATTTCCATATCTGAAAACTTGTAATGTATCTGCATCTAATCACCTGCCCTTACTGAAGCCAAATTTGAATAAAATTGATCATACTTTTCAAATAAATCCCATCTATCAAGATAAATATTGTATATGCTGTTTTCACCAAAGCTTAAAGTTGTAACTCTTAAATCGCACCCAGGAATTATAAATATTTTTCTGGGTTTATCTTTTTTCGCCAAGTGCAAATATTAAATATAGATCACAAGTAGCATATTTCTTATTAATTCCTATAGTATAAAAACTATATCCTTGTGATAGATGGCTTCTACTAGCCTTAACATCAATTCTTATACAATCATTTACTAATAAATCAAATGGATATTTTATTGCCATTCTTTTTACTTTATAGCCTTTGCCAATTAAAATATCTGTAGCAATTTGTTCAAATCCTTTACCAGTTTCAGTTTCGCATCTTTTTACTTTAAGCCCTAATTTATCAGCTATTTTATAAAATCCACCTGATTTAGCAATTTTATTTGATAAAGCGGAATTGCCGAATACTTTATCGCATTCTGATTTACTTGGCATCCTATCTATATTTAACACATTCATGACTTCATAAATTTTAGTTTTAATTAAATCATTTGACTATCTTATTCCTCTTACATATCCCATAACGCTCCTCCTCAGAAGGGTATGTCCTCACTGTCCTCAACTTCCACATAATCAGCATCATTATTCTGCTGTGGAGCCTGAGAAGAATTATTGTAGCTGCTATTGCTATTTCCTTTATCCTGCATAAACTCAAAATCGCTTACAACGACATCTGCACTCCATCTATTATTACCGTCTTTATCTGTGTACTTATTTATCTGGAGCCTGCCTATAACACCAAATCTGTGTCCTTTCTGAACATAATTTGCTATTGCTTCAGCTCTCTTTCCGAAGCACACACAATTTATAAAGTCCGCCTCCTGGGGTTTATCTTTGTTAAACCGCGGTCTGTTTACCGCCAGAGTGAATTTAACTATTGCCAGCCCACTTCCAGGTGTATAATTTAACTCCGGATCGCGTGTCAATCTACCCACAAGTTGTATATTATTCAATTGTTTCCCTTCTTTCCATATATAAAATGCCTCTAGTGCTGTACATATTAAGGTCTTCTATATGGTACATTCCGCCATATTCTTTTGTAATTTTTATCTTTTCCTTAAAATTTTTATATGGTACAGCCATAATAACCATTGCTATCACCTAAGCTTTAAACGACATCTGTTTCGTGCTCTCGCCCGGTTCAAAATGTGTCTCTAATATATAGCTGGATTCTAAATCTGCCGTGTGAAGCGCAACTCCGGCTTTGCAAATATTCCATGCTTTACTTATACTATTGTAATTCTGGCTTGGCTCATAGCCACCCATATGCCACCTGATTATTATTACTTCCTCTCTGCCTAGTTTTATAAATTGTTGGAGTATAATAACGCTTTTCTCTCCATGCCCGAAAGGTGCTTGGTCATCCACTGCATAGTAAGGAACTTTTACCCATTTACCCTCTTTTTTCATGTTTCGGGAACTCACAGTATAAAAATTGGTTTTGCATATATCATGCAGCAACGCAGTAATTTTCACAGTATCGTCACTCAATCCAAAATCGTACTCAACATTTTTCTTCTTAAATATTTCATAGACATTTAAACTGTGTTCTGCAAGACCGCCTTTATAATTGCCATGGTACCTTGTAGAGGCAGGAGCTTCAAAGAAGTCACTGTCCTCCATATACTTAATTACTCTCTCTATGCCTTTCCTGTTAGTATTTATAAGTAAATCAATTATTTTTGCTTTGATTTCCTCTGGCTTCATATTTTTCCCCTTCCTTATAGGTCCATATAAAATATGGTTTTCTCTAATTTCTTTGTAGATCTACAATAGTCACATTCTTCGCACCGTGTCGGCTGTTCTCTGCCTTGCCAAACGGCTTTCACCCTGTCCATTAATATTTCTGTTTCCAGCAACTTATCCTCTATGAATTCCGTACCTAGAAGTATTACAGCCTTGTCCGGGATTTCTTCTTTGGAAACGGCTATTATGTGGGGCTGAAAGTAATCATCCGCCTTGCGGTTTATACGGTCGATTTCGCAGTATATAGCCATCTGCAATAAGTAATCATAGTGTGTTATAAAGTTCTCGTTACCATTGAATTTGCTGTGTATATTCCTGGTAGTTTTCAAATCCACAATAACCTTTTTCTCTGGATTGTATATATCGAACATGGCTTTCCATGGAACCCCAAACAATTCCGCAGTTTGAATAACTTCCTTCTGACCTTCTCTGGCTTCTTTGACTAGTTCATCATCCTTTAGAGTGGCAATCATGCGGTCTGCAATCTGGAAGGTAGATTTTAGCTGTCCCTTGGTTTTGCCTCTAGAAGAATACATTTCTGGATGCTCGGCTTTAAATTCTTCTAAAGTACCTTCACTCCATGCATGAACATAGCTACCAAGTAGGAGGGCGTCTTTGTTGCTATCTTCCCATTCTCCGTTAAGCTTTGCCATTGTCTTGGCCTCACATTCTTTAAAACTCTTGAATAAGCTGACTGACATATATTCTCTGTCATTTTCTTTGGTGAAGTAATTTTCCTTAGTTACTGGCATTTTCTTCACCTTCTAAAAGTTCTGGATTCTCATAAATATTGCCTATAACCTCACATTTATTAAATCCGCCATAGCATGCTCTGACAGGATGTTGCTCTGACAGATTTTTTGAATCCCAATACCCTTCTTTATTAAAAAATACCTTGGTTGTTGTAAGCGGCGTATTTTCCTTCCCGTAAAATAATTTCAAAATGTCACCCTCGTACACTTCAACGCCGTTTTTGTCTTTCAAGCCTGTGTATTGCATAAGCTCAAAATCTTTAAAGTTATATACAAGTAAATACCCTTCACCAGGTACTTTTACTCCTATTGTTTCATTACTAAAATTGATTTCTTCCACATTCACTATCTTTCCAAGTTTTTTAATATAAGCCCTAAACTTAATCTTTCTCAATGTCTTCACCTACCTCCGAAGTATCTTCCTGAACCTCTGCATCAGCTTCAATGATATTGCTATCATCTTTATCAAAATTTGAAACCTCGTGTTCTTGATTTTCAAACTCAAAATCAGATGTCTCATTGTAGACTTTTTTGGTTTCGACGCTGTCAAAGTCAAGTTCAATTAATTTGCACAGCCTTCGGAGCACTGTCTTTTTGTACATTTCTCCCGGGGTTTTCACCCATGCCGGGCTGTTTTTTGCCTTGGAAAAATTGTTTCGTATACCTTCTATTTCCTGCCTTGTCATGGTTTCATAAAGCATACTGCCATCTTGGAAGAGACATACCGCAAACGCCCCTATAATCTCACCATTATTAAACGGCAACGGTTTGAAGTTGATTGTCTGCCTTCCATCTTCAATGCTTTCTTGAAAATCATCACCCTCGCGGACAATCTTTGCGTATATGTCCTTTATAGGATTGAAACTATATTTCTTAGCTAATTTAATTTCGCCTTTATAGTCAGTCTGAAACTGCAAGCTTCCACTATACGGTATTGCATAACATTCCCTGTTGAAGAAATCCAGCCCCAGAAATGCACCTTTGAGCATTGTCCTTGCTACACTAATCGGCTGACATTGTTCAATTCCCTCGGTGTCCTGTAGAACGGTCATGCAATTCTGTAAAAATCTTGCCTTGTTAAAATCCTTTGGAAGCGCCTCCTGTTTTGTCTCAAGCAATTTATTTAACATTGTGTGGCTTTCATTTAAAACCACCATTTTTTTATCTGCCATATTATCCCTCCTAAATTATTTCTCCAGGCTCTAATTCATTTTCCAATTGTCTTAAATAACTCTGCCTTAATGCAGCTTTTATAGTTGTTACGTCAGGGTTTTGTTTAATTTCAAGTATCTTGAATTTAAAATTCTCCATCTATTTATCCTCTCCCCAAATAGTTTCCAATCTGTCTTCCTTGTCGTTATATGAAATTGCTAAAATATAATAGTCTGAATCATTAGCGTCATAGATTCTATAATCCAGCTTGTTTAATACCTCTAGCAAACTATTAAGAGTGGCAAGCAGTCCCTTGAACGGTGTGTTTATCTCCTTTATAACCTTACTCATCTTCTTCAGCTTTCTCGGTTTTCTCGTTCTTGTTTATAAAAATCAGTGAAAATTCTCCTATTTCTAATAGCCTGTCCTCGATATCCTTTTCTTCAAAATCTTCTATATGACTATCCTTAAATTCGCTATTGCTTAAAAGCTCTCTCGCTATATTTAGAGCAATTGTTCCATTAATTGCTAAGTTAACTTTGTCTCTAAAGTCTCTCTTCATTGTAAAAACATCCTTAGGGAGTATTAAATTTTCCTTTTTAAGTTTTTCTAATTCGTCAGCTTCTTTCTGTAAGTTTGAAAATGTGTCCAGGTCTATAACAACATGATTTTGTTCCATTTTAATTCCTCCATATTTGACTTATTTCCCACTCTATAGTAAAGTGGAATTAGTTAATTTTGTTTTTGGACCCTCTGCAAAGGGTTCTTTTTCTATTCTCAAAACTTAATCGACATTCTCTGCTTGTACTTTTACAAGCATTGGGGCAGTTCTTGTTTTTGTTGCAGTAAATACAGCATATAGGCTCTTTAAGATCTATAGGGCATTTACCAACTGTGCAGTAAATCATCCATCTTCCTCCTTCAAATAACATTTGTTAGAAATATAATTACAGGTACCAAGACAACTATAGTTAACTGATTTTCTATGCTGTCCTCTCTTGTATATCTAATTGCATGGTATATAGCTAGTACAATTACAGCTATCAGACTGTAGACTCCTAAAACTTCAGCTCCTAATTGCGACATATTCTCACTTCCTTTCCTTTAGCTCGTTTGATTCTGCTTCTCGCAGTCCAATAACTAAGTTTGTAAATTTCTGCAATTTGCCTTACTGTATAGCCTTTCTTTCTAAGTTCTAACATTTCTTTGGTTTTCTGCTGTACTTCCCTGTGCGTGCGACGCACGTGAGGTTCACTACTTACACCCATTTTTACAAGTGCTTTTTCACAGGAAATACCCTTTTCCACAGCTAAGATAAGTGCATACCAATTTTCCTTCAACTTCCTTTCCTCCTTCCAATTTCTCTCCTAACAGCATTTATTCTACTTTTAACCTTCTGTCCTTCTCTTTCTTCCTTAATTAAACTAGCTAATAACATATACAGCCTGAATAGCTTTTCCTGCTTCAATCCCTCCTTAAACTCTTTGCTTTGTATTGGCTGCCTGTACCAAAAATCAGTCATTTAATCATCTACCTTTCAAATATCTTCTAATTCATTAACGTAATTTGCCTTAGTTCTCCATATGCTACCGCATTTCAAACATCTTACAGATGAATATTTACTGGGGTGAAATGCTCCCTTAGGACTTTCAAACTCTGAGTAGTTACCATTGCGGACAACAACTCTCCAATTTTTCATTTTCTCTTTTCTGCTACCAGCACATGAGCAACTCCAGCCGCTAGACATTATTTTCACCCCATTCTAGTTCCAAACAATCTTCCAACGGTGCTCCATGCAGATATGCCAGGCAATTCTTAAGGTGCTTAAAATCTTCTGTCCATGCTTCTCCTGCGGTGTTGTCTATACCAACAAACCAACCTTTCTCCAACACGATAAATCTGCCATAAGGCTTCCTGGTTTCGATTATGCTGTCTGCCCGTTCGGGCGTTATAATTTTAATCACTTCCAGTGCCCCTTTCCTTCTCTGTTTCAATGTCTTCTATAGATATCTGGCCGGATAGTACTTGTTTTCTTAAAGCCACTTTTTTCTTGGATGCATTTAACCCTTTGTATTTCTTATTTAACTGAGCTTCTATATTCTCAAGAGCTTTTAAATTTTTAGTT